GGGGGAACCATGAACACCAACCCTCAATAATCGTTTGTGGTGCTCAACATCGTCTAAAGCCTCCCCGCCGGTATCGTACCTGACCGTAATAGAGCTTCCGTTATCTGAATATGAGCCAGCCATTCTTGCAAGGTTTGTCCCGTTATAGGCAAAGACCGGGGTAATTGTCGCATCTTCATACGCCAGTCTTGTTGTCCTTAAATAGAGCATATCAGTCCATTCCGAAAGCAGTTCAGTTATGCTCATGCTTCCAAGAATGCTCATGGTCTGGTCGTATTCGTAATAATTCCAGGTATCACGAATCATGTCATAAACAAAAACATGGTTGCCGGTGGAAAAGTACAGGCGTTTTGCCTCTGCGTCTGAGTGCGCCCTTGTGGTGCTGTACACTGAACCAGCAGCTTGTGACATGAGAGAATCTATTGGTTGTGATAATACCGTTCCGTCAATCCCGTAAACCTTTCCTTTCCAGTACGCAAAGAAGTTCTGCCGTGATATTACCGCTTCATTTGATGAAAACCCGTAATCCCCGCTTATTCTCACCCATTGCTCAAAGGGAATGAACTGCCATTGCTGGTCGTCTTTTCCGCATATAAGGTAGTCAATATATGCGGAAATCCCCATTATTTCCGTTCCATCTTCAGGACGGTTCTCAATATCTGTCACGGAATAGGTGCTTGCATCATCAACATTACTGTACCTTACCCGGTATGGGTATGAAGTCCAGGTTGCTCCTGAATCAGCAGACTCATATGTATTTCCGATAAAAAGACATGCCTTGAATGATGATATGTATTTACCCCGTATTCGGGTAGTTCCAGTATTTGCTAAATAGGATGTTGAATCTGTTGCAGGGTCATAGACAATTATCGGGTCAACTCCATTACTTGCAATGGTACAAAATGCAGTAGTTGTATCAAAGTGGTTTGTCATTGAATATTGAGCGCTTGCGTCTAATCCTGTAAGCAGTTCATTAAATGTTGTTGAATAATCCCATGAATAAAACTTGCCGGCTGCGGTTGCGGCAACGGCATACGAGGAGTTTGACTGCTTATAACCGAGGATATTTGAACTGAAATCATGCAGCACGGTAAAGCCCTTGCGCTTTCTCGCAACGCCGTCTTCCAAGTCCATGTTTTTACAATAGGGGGTTGCCTGCCGTTGCAGTAAATGCCGTGGCAGTTGGGTATTTAGCTTCTGTGCAACGGGGATGACTAAGTTCTGTATTCGCATGTCAGTAGGGCATGAACATTATGAATGATAGTCCATGAACAGACGGCCTTTTGTTCCCGGTCATGGTTGGGGCAAGTGAATGGCTATGCGCTGCATGACTGCCGCCATGAGTATAAGTCGTTGGTGGTGCTCCATAAGATAATTCACCAGAACGATGCTCATGTGCCCCTTCACTGGTGCAGGATGTAATGGCAGCAGTGCTTGACCCTGACCCTGTTACTGTCCCAAGTTCCGCGCTGCTTTTTGAAACCAGCTTTACAAACCTGTCAAGCGTATTTACTGTTTCTTTTGTACCATCACAACGAATCCAGCCATCGGGGGTAGTCAGTCCTGACATAAAGCCAATCATTTTAGGTCTTAAACAAAATTCAGCAGCGCCCGTATATGCGGCAAGACATACCTTTTTTAAAGCATCAGTCATAGTAACAGCTATTGTATGGGTGTGATCGCCTGCCGCTATATTTCTTAAACTTCCACTACTTTCTTGAGTCGTAGGAAGTAATGTTGCATAATTTCCATGTCCGTGACTTCCGGTAGTTGAAACTGTTGGGGAAAGACTTGTATTTGCTCCCCCTGTTGCAACAGATGACGCTGAATGCAACAAAAGCCCGTCTGTGTAATTATTTGTCAGGCTATATGGCGCAACGGTCATATCAATAGCACCAAGAACCAGAACATCAGCAGGAATTGTTTTAAGAGTTCCCGTGTGCATGATAAATTTTAGCGCTTGATAGGGGGGATACCACGCCCCTAAAGAACATGAATGAGCATGGCTACCGGCATTAATAGAAACAGGGCTGCTTTGATAATATGACGCTAATGATGTTCCTGTATTCGCATTATATACGGTACTGCCGTGAGTCCCCTCTGTTGAATTAGTGGTAAATGTTACCGTGTCATCATAGGTTGTCCCTGCCGAAAACAAACTCCCTGAACCAACCGGATAATACCCATCACTTGTCGTATATGCAGCAAACCCTGTCGGCGTTGAACTTGCCTTAGAGGGGAGAATGAGGTCAGCAGGCAGGGCAAACAGATCGGGGAATATCGTGCCGATACTTGACAAAGCATGAACCTCTCGCGCCAGGTCGGTCTTATCCCTTGCAACACGCTTGCCGTAAAGTTTTCCAAGCCGTTTTAAGTGGTTGTGCTGGCTTCTGCTGGTAACGTCAGTCTTGTCTAATACCATTCTTATGTCTCATCCCATGAAGCGTATGCGTAAACTGCCGTATGTCCCGGTGTTATCCGTATCTTGTCCGGGGTTGCAGACGATGAAAGACAAAACTTGCTATCAAAATAGAGAACATTCCCCGCTGAAATAGAAGTTGACGGAAGAATGTAGGCAACAACCGCATTGGATGAATCCGTTACCGTTATAATGACATTAACCGCTGCGGAATGGTTATTTGCAACGGTTATGTTTAACACCACCACTTCCGTAGCTGCACCAGGTGCTATTAAATCAACTACCGTTGCCGAGTTTGTTTTTGTTATGTGTTTTATTGCCATAGCATTCCCCTATCCGAAAATGATTGCATATCGTTTGCCTGCGGATGCAGCAACAACCGTTGTATCTATTTGAACCGCAGCGCTGCCATCAAAGGCCACTATGCCTGTTACATCGCCAATCAACTCAATATTCCTCGGCGTTGTCAACTTAGCCGCTGACGTTGCTTCACCCAATGAACTCTGGTTAAACTTAAATACTTGCCAGCCAATATCGGTACTTATGTAAATGATGAAAGCACCCTCACCCTGCGTATCAAACACCTTGTCTGAATCGCTACTATCAATCTTTGCCGTACTTGTTAAAGTAAGGTTATTAGCATGAAACCATTTCTTCATATCAGCAACCGCAACCCAGTCACCAACCGATGCAGAGGCCGCAGCCGGTAGCGTTACCGTCACCGCGCCAGCCGATGTGTCAACCAGTATCATCTCCCGATGTGCTGCTGCGTGTGCCGCTGATACGTTAAGCCAGTGCAGCCCTTTAATCACCGTGCTGGCTGGCGTGGCATCGTCATAACCAGCCACAAAAACACCGCCACTTACATACGCTCCCACTGCGTCAAACACATCATGCAGGAAGTTGAAGTTTGCCTTGGTTACATCCGCCCCGGTTGCCCCTGACCTGGTATTCTTGTTTGGTTCATCGTATGTAAATGCCATGATACTCCTCCGTTACTCTAACCACCCGCGAAGAACGCTTGTTACAGGGCCATTATAACCGGTTAATCCAATAGCAGAAACCTTTATATCGGTAGTTGCCGGTAGTTTTGTTGGAATGGGAAACAATATTCCTCCAAACCCGTTACTAACAAGCAATTCTGTATATGGGTAAAAAATAGAACCTGTTAAAAACCCTGTTGATGGCTCCCGGTTTGCTCTGGTAAACATCCGAACTGTTTGAACTTTTGCATCATTATTTGTCGCAGCTCCAACATGCCACATATTAACATACAGCGTCTTGCCAAAAGGGACGGTGTACATATTATTTCTTGCCCTGGTATATCCCGCTGTAATATACGAATAAACTATCGCTCCGGTTGCATGGTCAACTATCGTTAAGTTTCCTTGCGGATATGCAGCAGTATTAACGCCAACCGCAATAACTATGAATGAGTTTACCCGGAATGTCGTTGTTAGAGCATTGCCGTCTGTTCCATCAATGGGGACGTTAGTTGTTCCGTTAAGGCACACAAGACAGGACTTTGCGGCATAGGTGCTGTCAAGATAATCTATTTTAACCACCTGTGCGCCCAAACCAACCGCATCACTTTTATCAACGATGGTGTATGCCCTACCTGTTGGTACGCCGCCAGAACTGAATCCACCTGAAACCCCAAGTGTTCCTGTTGCAGCGTTTGTTATGTCGGTAACATATCCCCATTCGGGTGTTGTTCCCTTTGGGTCTAACAGAATACAGTCACCAACAGCTACAGCAGTTGCAGATGAAAAATTAACATCTGCATCAACAAGCGTTGTTGTTGTTGACGCATCGGCAACAATGGTTTGTGCCGCACCCTCTGCATTACCTTTAATTACCGTTCCCAAATCATTTACATCGGATGAATCAACATCCCATTGAGCAGCGGTGGCCGGGAAAGCATAAGAACCGCCACCACTCCAAACATCTTCCTCGTTGGTAGTGATGGCTGGATTATATCCAACCTTTGACCATGCAGCATGTCCGGAAACATTCCCCTCCGCAATCTGCTCAAGATATGTCTGATTTACAACCTTTGGGTTGTCATCAATATTCTTGAACGCCTTTACTGCGCCCAGAGTGTCAATCCATTTTATGCCCTGGAAATAGCTCATATTATCGCCCACTTATTAGCAGCGTAGCAATGGATGTCAATACACGACCACTGGTAAACGGCTTGCGTCAATTCACCGTCTATGGTGTCAGCATCTGCCGCATCAACAGTTACAACACCGGCTCCGATGTTCTTTATGTAATATCTCTTTTCAAGTTCAGCGGTTGGTAGGGTAATGGTGAATGCGCTCGACTTATTGCATATCAAGGTTGAGTCATCGGCAAGAACATTGTAGGTGTCGGTAACGGTTGTCGCTGTTTTTGACGCAGCAGATAAATATATTTTCCCGCCATTTAACTCCCTGTATTTATTCCCGTATCCCATGTAATTACCACCAACGGAGTGTAGCACCGCATTAGCACCGTCAGCTAATAATATATCGTAAAACCCATAGGCAAAACAGTTTGATATGTCAAACCTTGCACCTGTCAACACCTTATATGCAACCGTCCCTACCTGAATTGCCCAGTCAGGGTTTCCATGAGCTGCACAGTTAGTTAGGATTATTCCCACCCCCCCGCCAGAGTCATAAGCTATGTCACAAACAAACGCCAACTCAAAACCAAAAGAAACGCAATCGGTAACATGAAAAGCATAATTCCAGGTTGTTTTGGTACGGGTAAACTTAAAACAAATAGCACCGGTATAGCCAGGACCATCACCTCTGCAATTATGCATAACCATTCCGGTTGTCTGGCAAACTGTTTCTTCGGTTGCATCATAAATATCAAAACAAACATCATGGTCAAACACGAAAGCATTGGTAATAGTTCCACCGTAGTCAGTAAGAATAATCCCTGAGCCGGTTCTGTGGTGGTATTCTGGATGCGCCCAATGATATGATGATAATGCCGGCCATATGTGTATATCGTTAATTGTTCCCATATCTGGAACAAAATCAATCTTTAGTCCCGTATTACAATCTCCACTGACCCTCTCAATAGACATCCTCCCACAATTATGAATGTCTATCCCATATTCAAACCCAAGCAGACATACATCGTTTATGGTTATTCCGGTGATGCTGGGAGTTGTCCCTGAATTTGAAATGGCTGTTCCAGAAAAGTTTGAATCATCTACTTCCTGAAAACCCACTGCATGGTTCTTTATAATAAGATTTTTAATTGCGACATTATATGAAACCCAGTTTGTTAGAGTTAGCGTTGCCCCACTGGATACATCAAGCGATAGTACGGAGAAATTCATCCATGACAACAACCAAGTGCTTGAGTGCAATTCCGCATCTTCAAAACCTGGCTTCCATGATGGTAAATTACCTTGAAGCGTAATGTTTCCCGGTATAATTAACGCTGAAGTTATTTTATATATACCAGGAGGAAAATAGACAGTGCTACATGACCCACCAACAACTGCCGCAGCGTTTAGTGCTTCCTGTATTGCGGCGGTATCATCGGTTGTCCCATTCCCTTTTGCTCCATAGTCCTTGACATTAAGGCTTTCAGGGTCAGTTATGGCGTGTTCAGCGTTCCAATCCCTTGTATTGACAACTCTCGGATCACGACTATCAGGAATGGTGCTGATGAACTTATGCTTTACCTTCATCTGAGATAGAAGTCCTCGCCATGCTTATAGGGAAGCACTCGCTTCATGTCTGCCATATCTGCCTTAAACTCAATAAAGAAGTCCTGCGCTAATTGCGTTTCATCCATGTCCTTTGCGAATTTGTATAACGCCCCACTGATAAGAGGGGTATCCTCATACACTTTTGATATAAGTGACTCGTCTGTATCGCCGCTTAAATCTGTCAGCTTTTGGAAGTATGAGAGTGCCGCCCGGTAGGACTTGTCTGAATGGGGATTGCCGATGTAAATGTTCCTTGCCAGTGACGTTGAATTGTAGTCACTTTCGCAGTAATAGCAGGGGCATCCCTTATTGTTGTCACTCGATACGCATGTCCATATAAGAGCGCCAATACCATCGGAAACCGTAAGGCCAACGGTAGTGGGCCATGTCGGTTCTGTTGTGGCATCTGATGTTCCCGCTGTCGTGCATTCATACTGGTATCCTGCTGGTGTTACCGGGACAACTATATCGCCATCTGCATACGCTATTGAGGCAGTCCATGTCGAATATCCAACCGCATACATGGTGATATTCTCAAGCATGGTATTGACAAGAACAACCCGTGCCGAGTTTGTCACCCATAAATACAGCTCATCCATGTAGTTGTAGTCGGTTGGGAGAAGGTATTTTATGGTATCTTCAATGACTGATATAGTGGCATCTTTTCTTAAAAACCTGAACGGCGTTTTACATATATTTGCCTGCGCCCAGTTTATCGCCCTGTTTGCAGTGGTATCAAACGCCGTTCCGTAACCCGTTCCCATTCTTCCGTATATCGCACTGCGTAACACGGATAGCTGGCTCATAACTTAATCCTCGTCTGGTATCGGCTGCTTCTTGTCTGCCTTATTGCTTTTCTTGAACCATTCCAGATAGTCTTTTTCGGTGAGGTCTTTTTCAATGACGGTATAGGGGAATGTCATAACCTCGCCAATGGTCTTCCGGTCTTTCCCCGGCTCCTGCTCGAATATCTGGTATTTCCCGTGTCTGGCGCATTCCAGAAACTTCTTGTGAATGCAAACCGGAGTTGCCCGTTTTGCCGTCACCACTTCCCCGTTTACGCACAGAACAACCCGGTCTGTCTGCGTTGGATGCGTGCGTGGGTGAAACTCTACCATTGAGTACGGAGCATCATCCACCGGCTCAAAGGTTACTTTTCTTCTCTTATCTACCTTTTCTTCTGCTACTGCTTCCATTATAACCTCCATTGGGATTCTTAGTTTTCGACCCTCAATGGGGTTCTAATGGTAAAAGAGAAGCAGGGGGTAAGAGGGAGAGGAAAAACCCCCTGCTTCCGTGGGAGAGTAGCCACCATTAGCTACTCAGGATGACTATGTGTCGTATGATCCAGCCTCAAACATTCCCATCTGACTGTCTGCATTAACCGTTGTGTCGGCAATGTAAACCCCTGCAAGAGTGACCTCATTCTCTTTCATAGGAATGTAGTCGTACATGCCAGTAATACAATTAATCTTTCCGCTTGGAACTCCGCTCACGTTTAGAGATACATTACCTGCAACAGTTTGCAGCGATGTGCAGGCCGTTAGGTTATACCACCTGCCGTCAATCTGAATCCGGGAACCCTGACCAATGTATGTTCCAGTAACAGCCCCATTAAAACTTCCGGTAAGGCCGCTATAGTATGTCCAATCGGTAATATCAACCGTGGCAGCATCGCCAACAATTCCCTTGCTTGCAACCGGGAACCTTCGATAGTCGGTAATCGGATCGCGCTTGTAATACACGCCAGCAACAGAGGCATAGGTGGTCGTTCCAACATCCGCCGTTCCAAGCATCTTCCCGCCGTAATACGGGTAAATACCGGCAGTGGTGTTTTCTGCCCACGTTGCAGTCGCGAGTTCCCAACCACCGTAGCTGTCCCATGCCCGGAAGTTCTTGCTCCAGAACAATTCCAAAGCAACTGTCCCATCCATGTTTCTCAACCTAAACCAATCGGGAACAAACCCAAGACAGAGATAGAATGCTGTTCCTGGGAGTATCATATTTCCTGCAATTATCTTTCCCATTGTTATTTCTCCTTCATTTGCCCGTGCAGTTCCACAGGGGCGTTAATTGTCAAAGGTTCCCGCCTCAAAAAAGCACAGATCGTTATTAACATTAACTACCGTGTCAGCATAAATGCAGAATCCCGCAGGGGTCTTTTCACCGGCTACCATAGGGATGTAGTCATACATGCCCGTGATACTGTAAATTTCTCCGCTTGGAACGTTACTGACATTTAATGACACATTTGCCGATGTCAACTGTGGGGATGTGCAGGCCGTAATGGTGTACCACCTTCCATCTATGCAGATGCGTGAACCTTCACCGATGTACGTTCCCGTAACTGTGGCATTCCAATACCCTGTTAATCCGGTGACAAAATTCCACTTGCACACATCCTGCACCAGCGAATCACCGGCAATCCCAAGGGAAGCATTTGGGACTCTGCGGTAGTCAGTTACGGGGTCTTTTTTAAGATATACACCCTCACCATAGGTAGTAGTACCTGCCGTTGTAGATGTAAGTATATCCCCGCCATGATATGGTCGAATGCCGTCCGTTGTATTCTCGGCCCACGTTGAAGTAGCGCACTCCCATCCACCATAACCATCCCATGCCCGGTAATGCTTGCTCCACTCCAGCCTGTTGGCAGGTGCAACCTCAAGATTGTAAACCCTAACGAAATCAGGTGCAAAACCAGTACAGATATATACCGTTGCGCCCGTTCCGTTGAATGTTCCTGATATTATTCTCATTGTCCGTTCTCCTTTGTTCGCCCGTGCAGTTCCACAGGGGCATTAGTTATCGTAGGTTCCTGCCTCAAACAGACATATGTCACCGTTCGCATTGACAGTAGTATCAACAATATAGAACCCATCAAGGGTAGTTTCACCAGCCACCATCGGTACATAGTCATACATCCCGGTAATACAGCTTATAACACCGCTTGGCACTTCGCTTACATTAAGTGATACATTGGCAGAGGTAAGTTGCGGTGAAGTACATGCGGTAATGGTGTACCATTTTCCGTCAATCTCAATGCGTGAACCCTCTCCGATATATGTACCAGTTACAGAGGCATTCCAGTACCCCGTAAGGCCAGTAACGAATGTCCATGAACTTACATCCTGAACAAGAGAATCGCCTGCAACTCCTTGGCTGGCATTGGGGACTCTGCGATAATCGGTTATCGGGTCGCGTTTCAGATACTCACCCTCTCCATAAGTCGTTGTTCCTGCGGTGGTTGAGGTGAGTTGAACACCTCCGTAATATGGGTAAATACCAGCAGTGGTGTTCAGGGCAGGAGTAGAACTTACCACTTCCCATCCACCATACTGCGCCCATGCCCTAAAGTGCTTACTCCATATCAATTCTCCGAATGTTGCTACTTCAAGGTTTCGCACCCTGACAAAATCAGGCACAAAACCACAGCAGATATATACTGCTGCACCAGTTCCATTAAATGTTCCTGATATAATTCTTGCCATTGGTTATTCTCCTTATTGACCGCGCAATTCCACGGGGCCATGTTAATAAATGGGGGAGGGGTTTCCTCCCCCTATTACGCTAATAACTATCAGTCAGGATTTGCGGTTGCAGCACATTCAAGCCGCACCAGCCATGACTCGTTCAGAATGGCAACCGTCTGCCACATTTTCCATGACACAAAACCCTTCTGGCCCAGCGGGTCACTCTTGTCGGGCTTATTCGGGTTTAACACCGTGGGGGATACCGCATTTTCGCCCTGCAACGGTACAATACCGTAAGCATCCTGAGCGATAATGAGTATCGGGTACACATCGCAGCTTGCAGCACTTGACGGTGCAACACCACCGGCAAGAAAAGCATCACTTGACGCACCGCCACTCACCCAAGGGGTAAAGTACGGGGTACAGATGAACCGGATGTTTTCGCATTTGCCAATCTCAAACGGCTGCGCTTTGTCACTATTGCTGTACTTCTCAACTTCCACAAACCCGTTAAGGTTGCGAATGTCGGAATCCAGGTCAGTGTGACACAGGGCAAAGTAGGCAGGTGCAACCGGCTCGGTTGCGATATACGGGCCGGCCTTCACGATGTTGGAGATGACCTTACCTTTGTATTTCTGAAGGTAGCGGTTAATTCTCCGCAGATCGCCACGGGTAATGGTAGAGTTGACCGTTGCCCTGGTAGTTACAACACCACCTGCATAAAACACGGTAGTTCCACCTTTGAGCCGTGCAATGCGGATTGACTCGATGGTTTCCTGAATCTGCTCGGCACACAGCTTGATCGCTTCATTCAGGACGGGGTCTTCATGCGTGTCCTGAATTACATCGGTAATGTGAACCATATCGCCATACTGATCAAGCGTTGCGGTCACATCACTGTAGGTAAGTTTTTGGCCGGTAGGGGTAACGCCTTCAGCCAGCGGTGCGGTTGCAGTGGCTAAAGAGTTGTATCTGCGGAATGAGATTGTTTTGCCGCTGTTTTTGGGGAGTGGTTTTGCCTGACCAAAGCGGTCAGTTACCACATTTATCGCGCCACGTTTAAGAAGTTCCCTGGACGCATATCCAGCGGTGCGGGGACTGATGTCTCCAAAAGTTGTTAGTTCCATTGTAAAACCTCCTGTTAGTGAATACTGCTTCTGTTAGGTAGGTTCTCAATGGAACTCGTTCTGTTATATTATCAGGGAAGCTGCATAATCCTTTGTAGTTTCCCGCAACGTGGGCATTTGGTGACTATATCAATCACTTTGCCCGTAAAAAATAGTTTCTCGCAGTTATGGCACCGTACCTCCGGTTCAAACGGGTTGCCGGGGATGATAAGATCATGTCCCAATCCCTTTGCAACGGTGGTTTTTACCCTTGGTTGTTGTGCGCCGGTCATCCAACCTCCTCATAGAACCCGGCTGAGAAATCATCTTTTCCTGCTGACGAACTCCCCGGCCGTCTGTTACTTGTGGGGGCAACGCTTAACTGCCTTTGGATGTTCTTAACCTTGGTCTGTGTGTTCTGGTCAAACTCATTTACTTTAGTCTGCGCCTGCTTTATCTTGTAATAGGTGAATATCTTACTCGCTTCCCGTGGGTCTGGATGAGCCATGACCGCCTGAATTTCCGGTTTCTGCGCTTTGTACCATTCCCTAAACTCTGGCTGCGCTATTAGCGTGTAGGCATCTGGTGCCACTTTTGCCAGTTCAACATTGAACTCAATCGTTCTCTGCCGATTCTCTATCTCCTGTTCCTTCTGTACCACTTGCTTAAAAACGCTTACATACTGCTGTTCCTGCTGCTGAATTGCCTGCTGCGCCTGTGCGCGAACCTTTTGCACTTCATATTCTAACGCCTGCCTGACTGCCGGGTAGTCTTCATATAGCGTCTTTATCTCATCCGGCAACTGGTCTAATACCTGCTGTGGTTGAAGAACCTGCGGTGCTGGTGCCGGGGGCGGCTGTGGTGGTTGCTGCTGCTGTATTTGCTGCTGTCGTGCCTGAATTGCCTGCTGATACTGCTGCTGCTCGGCATAGGCTCTCTGCAATACCTGGTTGCCAATCCCTTCCATCTCGGTTACAAGCTGCACCTCGTCTTCGGTCTTCGGCTCGGTGTCCTCTGCCGGTGCCTGCGCTGCGGGAGCAGGTGTTTGAGCATCCTGTTTCTGCGGTTCAGCAACTTCCCACCGTGGGGCTGGTTCACCCTGTCGCTCGGCTGACGGTTCAGCGGGGGAGGCACTTGCGTCTGATGGCTCTGCTTTTGGTCTTCTGCCTCTGCGTTTGGGAGAGTCAGTAGCAGGTGCCTCCTCGCTAACCGTAACCTGTGGTTCATCGGGAGCCGTATCCTTAAACCCTTCGCTGAAGTCTGAATCCGTCTTCTCAGCTTCGGGAGTTGGAGTTTGATCTGGTCGCTCTATTTGCACATCTAATGTGTCTGGCATTGGCTTTTCTCCGTTAAGTCCATGAATGTTAGTTTATATCGTTCCTGCTGCCGGTACTGTAATACCACCTGCTGCCGCAACATCAATACCGATATTGCCAACGCAGTGCATCGCAGTAACTTCGCTTACCGGGTTAGTTCCGTTATTGGTTACTGCCATCATGTTTTCAACTAAAAGCCCGGTTGATGCAGAATTTCCTTTATAGCAGAATACGCCACCGGCAGTTCTCTGCACCAGGTAATTCCTTGCCACTATGTTCTGAACCAGAATACCGGCGCTCAAGTCGAGGACAGAAGCGCTATAGGTTCCCTGAATGATACAGTTTTTAATCGTTAGCCGGTCTGCTGTTCCAGCAGTAACAATAGCTGATGTTGCTCCACCAGCAAGGCCCCAATGCTTAAACCCATCAATAACAACATCAGTACAGGTCGTGGCGATTGAAATGCCGGTGAGAAATTCCTTGTTTGTCGCGGTGTCCACAGCAACAACATCTTTTATGGTTGTTCCGTCAGACCCGGCATCCAGAGAGATAGCACCAACCGTATTGTCAACATTTGCAACCAACTTGACATTTTCCAGCCAGCAGTTAGCGGCAGTAAAGGCTACAATACCTGACGTTGCAGCAGCCGTAAATGTCGGTATAAGCGTTCCTGTTCCAAGTCCTACAATCCTTATACCGGCAGTTGCCATAGCAAAACTGGTCGAGGTAAGGGCTTCTGTATGCCCCGGTAGAATATAGATGGTATCACCCCTGTTTGCGGTACACGCAGCGATTGCGGTTGCCACCGTTGAATATATCCTCGGTTTGCCATCGTTAAAAATCGGCGCAATGTTCTTTTTCAGCATTGAGTACAGAACATTGCTTGATGCACACACATAGAATTTCCTGAAAAAAGGGAACTCGCTTTCTTCTTGATCCATTATTGGCCATCTCATTGTCTTATCCTCCGTTTTCTTCTGGTTGTTTTTCCTCTCAGGGAATCTCCATCGTGGTTGATACTGCTTCCTCTTGTTTTACCAGTTCCAGGACATTCACCTTGCGGGGTATATGTTCATCTATCCTATTCACCGCATCTATTATCTCGTTCATCTTTTCTGCAATCTTGTGCGGTGTGCTTGCGCTTGTTGATGAAAAATGCTGTATCACGATAAATATTTCCTTAATTTGTCCATGTTATCAATGCTTGTTTCCGGTATTGAAAGTATCTCTTTTAACACCGATATTCTGCCAATCAGATACCGCCAATCCTTCTTTATGTTTGTGTCAGAGCATGACGCGGTATCTTCAAACAGATCACGCTCGCCATTCAGCATAGCTTCCAAATGCCTGAACAACTCTGAACCGTGGTGGATGGTTCTAATCTCTGATAATGTTTTAAGCCGTGCGTATTCATCGTTTATGTTTGACTCTAACTTCTTCACTGCTGCGGCATCCCCGGTGGCGGCATCATAGGTGCCTGTTCCTGTGGTTGTCCAACTGGTGCATTTAACGGCACCTGCACCATTGTGGACGGTTGCATACCTGCCATTGCCTCTATCTGCCGCTGAATGTCAGGCGGCGTGTCCTGATAGTTTATTGTGGGTTTCGGCGGTGGAGGTGGGGGCGGCTGGTTCTGTGCTGCCTGAGCCTCTTGTTCCTGCGCCTTTTCTTCCTCACTCTTTAAAAAGTCTTCAGGTATCAGGTCGTGTCCTTTGTATATTTCTTCTATGTGCGGTCTTAACCTTGCCTCAGCCGCCAGCACCGGGTTACTTAACATCATCCCGATTAACTCTTTAATACTCTGCACCTTAACGATCTTATTCTGGAAGCTATTAAACCCATTGGCATTGACAATAAACGAACCCTTCATTTCGTTATTGCCTTCTGCCATCATGTTGTAGTTGTAGTTTGCCTCAACCGTGGGAACGATGATACCCTCGTCAATGTTTACAATTACCTGCCCGATGTATTTCCCTGCATTTTGCACTAACTGGTCAGTTTCAAAGGCGGTCTTGGTTCCGCCAACTTCGTCACCCTGCATAATGCGGGGAAGGTTTGCATCGGTATCGGCCTGTGCCTGGATAAACGCAATAAGGTTTTGTAGTCCTGCTGATGTGTCTTGAATGATGATCTGCTGAAGGGCTTGCTGTGCGTTCTCCACATGGTCTGCCAACTCGTAGAACTTTCCGGGATAGAATGAACGGGTCTGCCCTGGTGCAAATGAGTCTGACTTGCCAGCAAGCAGCACATTACCTGCAAGTGTCAGGTTGTCAATCATCAGGCGAATGGTGGTGTTCAATAACTTCTGATCGTCACGGATGTTATCTGCAATGCCCCTTCCCATTGGCTCATCAATGACATATTCCCACGGTGCGTAACAAAATGGCCTTCGCTCAAGGTAGTTTGGCTGGATGAGGATAACCTCGCCGTTTGCGGTAATTATCTGGCATTCCACTTCCTCGTCATCATCGGGGTCAGAGAGTAATGATGCTGCCCCCTCACCATAGGTTTCCCCAAGGTCAGCGCCATTTGATGACCGTTCATAGTCATCAAGTTCTTTCTTTTCCACCCGGCCCCAATAGGTGAGCATACATATCGTGTTGTTTAATTGCTTATCTTCAAGGGATGGTTTCTTGGTGTTGGTATCGGTAACGCTTATCTGGTCTTTTGAGGATGAGAGAACCTTGCGAATTGCTTCTTCGTTGTAACCTTCCTGCCCGATGAACTTCCGCAAGTCATAGCGTGAGATATATTTACGCTCAATTATCGCCTGTCCGTCCTGCACATCGTCAACCGTGAGGTCACGAAAAATGTCCCATACGCTGCAATACTGCATGGTTGGAACAACCATCTGCTTTAAATACGGCTCATACCGAACCATCTGCTGTGCTGCCTGTTCCGGCGGCATCATCTGCATCATCTGCATGGCTTCGGGCGGCATGAAATCAATCTTCCGGTATTTTATCTGGTTAATGGTCTTGAATACCGGGGTTTTGATATACATATCCCCGAACAAGGCCATTGACAGAAGTCCACGCCTGAACTCTTTTGTGGCCTTCCCATAAGCAAACTGGTCGTTTATGTGCTGTTCTTGCTCCTGTGCCGCTGCCCTGCTATCTGCATTGTCCTGCCCCTTGTCCGGTATCAATGCAAACGGTATCTTTCCGCCTTGCAATATGGTTTCAGCCAGCACTGATCCACCTGCAATAACCTTTGACTTGGTGAGCATGACAAATATCTGTGACCGCCAGGACTCTTTATCGGTGGTCAGGTTTGACTTCTTGCCGGGGTCTGAAGACTGCTTGTTTGCCCAATAGTCACCGTTGTATCCCTTCATGGCATCGAGTGACGCTCTCCATTCAATCTCACGGCTTGCCCGGTCTTGCCCAAAAGAGGTGTAGTAGTCAAGCACCATGCTTGCCAGCGTTGTTGACCCGTCTGCTTTTATGCCAAGTCCTAAGTTGTAAGGCATGTTAGTAACCTAAGTTTTGACCGTAACCACCGGGAACACCAGCCCCATTTATCTGCTGTAGCTGCTGCAATAACTGCTGTAATGATTGCGGGTTCTGTGGTTGCTGTTGCAAGAACTCTTGAGAGTTTCCGTTAATCGGTTGCGCTACCAGTGGCCCACCACCATAACCATAATACCTTCCATTGGGTGCCATTTCACCCCTTGATGAATTACTATCAGGAAGATGGGGTGCTGTACTTAACTCCACCGGCACACCAGCACCACCCGGCAACGGTTGTGCATCCTTTGGCCCATAACCGGGCATATAATCAACCTGCTTTGCTATTGGTTGCTGGCTGCGTTGCATTGCCTGCTGTTGTTTAAGCTGCTGCAAATTCATAATCGGTTGTTGTGGCCTCTGCTGCTGACCCTGACCCCACCACTTCTGAGCATTCTGCATGAATGGGTTTGGTTGATAGCGTTGCTGCCCCCATGCATTACCCTGTGGTTGAGACTGCCACGGTTGCTGCTGAGGAATCGAACCATCCACACCCCTATAATTAGGGTCTAAAGCTGGCACTCCTTGTGGTTGCTGCATGACGGCTGGCGATGCCGCTCCGGGAGGTGGTGCTTGGTAGTTTACCATCCCTGTTTGCTGCGGCTTACCAAACCCAGGCGTGTTCCATTGGTTCTGAAACTTCTTGTCAACCTGCTGTGGATTGCTCCACGCATTATGAACCGGCTTTGGCTGCGCCGGCATACTCTGCTGGCCCATTTGCTGCGGTTGCTGTTGCTGCCATCCTTGAGGATCCCATAACATTGTCGTATCTCCTTGCCCGGAAAAGAAAAAAGCTATCCCACAGCCATGCATGGAATAGCTTCTTATTTCCGGCTTTTATTGCCTAACGCTGGTCGCGAACCTTGTCAGGCTTAGAGGTTCATATTAAAACATCCTAATAAAATCTCCATTCCTCACGCTTCTGGTAAGGATACCTGTCATAGCCCGTTAATAGCACCTTCAAGGCTAAAACCGCGTTGTCTTTTGGTGTGTTTGATCGGTTCTTTAGTTGAACCATTAACTTTGAGTCTTTCTCAATACGCACCTTCTTTTTCTTGATATATTCGGTAATTAGGTTTTCTGCCAGGTCATCATCAACATCAATCCCAACCAGTTCAGGTTTAACCTTTATTAGCTTTTCCCTTGATATACCGAGATGATACCGTCTGTTGGTAAGATAATTACTCTTTACTGTGTAGTATGTCAAGCATTTTTCGTTGTTAATATGTTTTTTTATGAAATTGGTTAGGCCAATGTCACCATTGATACCTTTTTCCTTTAACTGAGCATCAGACAGCTCTGGAGTTATTTGCCAGAACTCATGCTGATAAAGTATGGTAATAACCTTGTCCATTAGTCCTTGAGAAGCAACAAGGCAGTAACCGGGAATGTCCTTATCGGGGAATACGATGCTTCCGCGAACAAGGTTCTTTGATTCGCTTTCCTCGGTCTTTTCCCCGTCCTCGTCCATCGTCCAGAACTTGAACAGGGCAATTCCTTGCTGCATCTCTACGGCATTCGGGTATATCTTCAAGTCCTGTGACATAGGTTGGCAAATGGCTCCTAAGTAATTCGGCCTCTTTTTTCATTTCATTTAAAACATCATACTGAAGGTTGATATGCTGCCGCAAGTTTTTGTTTTCCTCAATCTTATCCTTTAACTCCTGTTGCAACATCCGTATTTTTTTTGTCCAACGCTCCAGCTTTCTATTTGTTTCCATGATTCATCGTCCTCTGTATCATGCTTATGCTCCTAAAAAGAAGAATAGGTTGGCAACCTTTTTTACCCTATCATATATCTTATGGCAAGGAACACACATTCTTTTATAGTCGCTTATGTCGTGATATTTACCCGTTAGGTTTGCCCACTCGTACCGCTTGTTTTCTTTATCAATTCCACAAACCTCACACTTTTTTGGTTGTCCCCTTCTCCAGTAAATTCTCCTGTGCAATGATATAATTCCCGCCTCATCCCCTTTCCATTGTTTATTGTTCTCACCCCTCATCCATTCCATTGTCTTACCCTTGCTTGCCTTAGAACGCCTCTCCCGCACGTCATCTGACACGGGAGGTCTTCTTTTAGCTGCTTCAGATATGTTTCTTTTATGCTCATCTGTGAAAACTCTTCCCTTCGCTCCTTCAGAAAGCTTACGTTTTGTTTCTTCTGAAAGACGAATACCTTTGTGAGACTCTGATAACTTCTTCCTTGTTTCCTCGGTAGGATGAACACCTTTATTAGCTTCGGAAAGTTTTCTTCTGTATTCTTCTGATCTTGGCCTCATTTTCTTTCCCTTATTCCAGGGAGTATATCCCAACATGAATGACATTTATTCACCTCGTTTATTTATGGTTCATTGTTCTATTAACCATGTCCGTCCAAGATTGTAACTCGCGTTCCTGTTGGGCATTAAACTGTTGCCGCTGTTGCTCTGCCTGTTCCTGTAGCCGTTCTGCGTTCTTTAGATACCCATAAGTATCTGCATCCTGTTGGTTTTGATACGGGTCAGGACTGTTCCTGGTGGCGTAATAATCGCTATAGTTTACAGAATAATCATCTTGAGCGTATATCGGCGCGCAAATAAGCACCGATGCCATTGCCATTAATACAATCAGCTTTTTCATGTTCTCTCCTTTGGTGATAATGTTGTTAAAAACCAACTGCCGAAACATCTGGAGTCCACCTTTCATCTGCCAGTCTCTCTACTTCCAGAGCAAAGGTTGAGTACGCATCGGCAACGTGGCTGGCCCAATCATGTACGGGTGATATTCCCCTGACCTTACGCTCATCATCGTATGCGCTGCGGTATTCCCTTAAACCCTGTATTCCCTTTGAGCAACCGTTAATGTCAAACCAACTGCGCTTGAGCAGCCTTCTGCTGGCTTCTATTGCTATTTCCTTAATCATTGGCCTGGGTGACACCTTGACATTCTCAATGCCTAACCCCTTCATGTAGTCCTCAAAACTCTTTCCAGTTTGTGCCGATCTTCCCCGTGCATCATGTGGCAGGTAGTGAGTATCATAAGTATCGTCTTTTAACCGCAACTGGTCAACATAATACTCTAATCCCTTCCCGCTTCCCTCAAAATACTTCAGCCAATGAACCTCACCGGCAATGTTTTTAAACGTCCAAATACTCATGCTGTCATCAATTCCTATATCCCAACAGGTGCTTGGCAGTATGTCTTTGTTGTCAGGTAGTTCCTTTATGCGTCCGTTGTCCTGTATCCAACGCATCTCATCGGCAAAGTAAGCACCGGGGAGTGATGCTTCAAAGCTGGCATAAAACTCCTGCCTTATCAGGTCTTCAGGCATTCCTGCCTTTCGTTCCTCATCAATAACCGCGGGTGGAATTGCTTCGGTATCATCAACCGTCAATACCTCAGTGAACCATGCCGGGTTATTCTTCGCCATCTCGTATAGATCGTACCCGTGATTATGACCGCGCGGGGTGAAGATGAATGCCGCCCACCCTTCATTCTCTGCCAGAATCGGCCTGACATATTCCCAAGCTACTTTATCCTGTACGGCATACTCAGAGAACACACAACCAATAGGGTTTGTTCCTACAATAGAGTCCACGTTGTCAGTACCGACCACCTGAATTATGCTACCATTTACCAGAGTTATCTTCATCTCCGTATGGTTTGTGGCGGTTCTTATTTCTTCTGGTATATGTGCTTGAAATGGCATACCGTTTCTATCCATTCCATCCCAAAGTATTTTACGACCCTGGTTGTAGGTTGGAAAGAAGTAAAAGTAGCTTCCAACTCTCTGTAATGCCTCGGTTGCCATGATGTTTATGAATGTTTTATCTTTTCCGCTGCGCCTGTGCCAGATGCAGCACAGGCGTTTATATCCATCCTCACGGGCAATTATAACCCCCATCTGGTATTTGCGCGGGGTATAGTTATGTGGAATATCAATCGGCATCTGGCTTAAACTTTTTTAGGTTGATGACAATGGATCTGTCACCAGATATTTCCATGTTTGATGGAATTGCTTTAATCAGAAACTTCTCGGCCTGTTCTGGCAATTCACCGCGCGCTGCTTTTTTCGAGCACTCTTTTAGTCCCCCGTGCTCACAGAGAATACCAGCAATAAACTCCTGGTTCCATCCTCTATGAAGTGTTCTTGGTTTACCATCTTTTAAACAAGATAACTTATGGTTCTTTTTAAAAGGCATATTATCACCCTATAATTATTTGTTTTCCCTTACAATACTAAATACCGATTAATTATGGAATGTAAAGAAGATTCATATTGCCACAAATTTTATACCAAATCCATATCTGCCAATGCCTTGCGCCTGGTAAAACATTCGATATGCACCGGCAGTTCCAGGTATTCAAGGATAACTTGGCGAGCTTCTTCAAAGCCGTGGCACAACGCAGTTTTATATCCAACCAGCGCAAGGGAGGTAAGCCACCATTTTTGTTCATCCGTGGTGTGGCTCTTTGTCTTGCGCTTTAACTCGATAAATAGGCCGCAATAACCGCCGCATGGATATGCGAAAATTATATCCGGGAAACCTGCCCGCAAACCCTCTCTTTTGAACTTCATCGCAGTTGCCATGCTTTTGTTGGCCCCGTTAGGCACAGCCGCCAGTAACTTTAGCATTGGCTTGTTGTGTGACTCAAACTCAGCCCACCGGAATAAGGCGGCTTGCTCGGCGTGTTCTGTTGGTGATGGCGTTTTATTGTCCATCTAACAACCTCTTTTGCTGTTCAATATAGGTTTCAGTTTCCCGGCGGTAAAACTCGTCAAATGTTATAGTTGGTTTCTCCCTTTCCCACCGCAGGTATAAAACCGCCCTTATCCTTTGCGCCTGGGTCTTATGTTGTATTTCCTTATCCACCTGCTCAACCTCTGCCATTGGTTCATCAGCCGGCACTATCAGCATGTCAATGTTGCGGCCCTGCAAGTCCATTATGACTACCTTCTGCTCACTACTGAGTTCAGGTGTTGACACGGACAGGCCCAACGATCTGTCTATTTTTGACCGTATCCCAGTTATAATGGCGGAAGTCTTGATGGCTCTCACCTATGGTAATTTCCTGCCCTTATTTTCTAAAAGTTTTTTAGATTTTACACTTCCAGTTATCGCGCTCCAATATTTCCAATCTTCTCTTTTGCCATCGTGGGTCTTTTAGTTTATCAAAATATGCTTTACTCATTTCATACCTCCTGTTTGGTATTTACCTGTAATTTTTATGCAGGAAAGGCGGTACAGGTTTCCGCC